CTGTTTTACAATAACCTATATTATATTTGAGAATATCGTATTTACTCACGTGTCTATTATTTAGGTACGCGAGCGCGTGTCTAGCCATTATATCGCTGTTATCAACGTTATTTAGGCTAATATATTCATCTGGTAGTGCAACAGTGGATACAACTTGTGTTTCCTTAATTGATTTAGAAGACTTAACTAAACTACCTAATTCTACAAATTTATCTGATGCTGCTTTTACTTGTCTAAATAAGTTATATACAGTAGTTCCTCTGGCATCACAAGCCCAACAATGCCAAGGATTTTTACCTTCGCGATTTTCAGTTAAGTTAACCTCTAATTTGGGTTTATGGTGGTTACATAAAGGGCAGTGGTAAGCATAATTGTTTCGGGCAGTTGCCTTCCCTGAACCTAATACCGAATTTACTAATGTAACTAATAACTGATTTACCATAAATGGTAATATACAACTTTATTTTCGCTCAACCACGAGATCTTCAAATGCTATATCAGCTAAATCTTTGGTAAAAAATTTGCCTAATATATTATCATTAAAAAATTCATCTGGTTTTTCTAGTACTTGGTAAAGCATTTGATATTTAATTTCAAAATAAGTAAGTTGTTTTTTAGTCTCTACACATTTTAAAATGGTACGTTCAAATTCATCTTTTTTACCCTCAAGTAATAGCCGTTTAATATCAGTTTGAGACCCATAATATTTAAGCCAATCTGATTCTTTAACTATTAATTTATATGAAGGTCTTCTACCAACCACCCCAGTAAGGGCGGCTATTTCTTTTTTACCTAGTTTTTTCTTTTGATTGTGAAATAATACTTTCTTCCCAATATACGATTTACCCGAAGGTTTATGTGTTGTCATGTAAACGAAACCGAATGTATTTTCTGGGAATTGAGTGATATCTCCTATTTCATGTTGTTTATAGGTCCAACTCATAATTTTATTTTAAAGTTATTTATAAATATTAAACTATTTAATAATATAATATTCTTTTTTTGTTTGTATTTGGTTTTCCCACATATCAAACTTAACTATTTTTTTAGATTCCTTATTACTCTTGTAGGCATTTGAGTTTTCTCTGATAATTTTCATGTATTCTTGAGGAATATTTTTCATTTTACTTAATTGCAACCATAAAGATTTTGATTCTTCTCTTTGACCTATATACCAAGAAGTAAATGCTTTTTGAAAAATTAACATATAATCACCCGGATAACCCACATCATATTCTAATGGGGGTGAATTAGTATATTGTAAACCTAAACAGGAGTACATATAAGATGTTTTCCATTCTTCCCTAGAACTATGAATTTTACTTAAGTGGTAGTATGCTTCTGGTCTAGTAGGTAAATAAGCAACCGCAGTTTGTAATTGTTCCCTTTCATAATCAGGACGTCTTTTAGTATTATGTAGTTGTTTCCAAGTTTTTAAAACACAACAATAAGCCATTTCAGGGTCATAGGTATGTAATAACTCGGCTGCCCTTAAAAAATAAGATAGAGAGGCTGCGCCCTGTCCAATTTTTTCATATTCCTCCCCTAATTCAGCATTAATATAGGGATCATGGGGGTTATTAATATACTTATGTAAATATTCTTTTAGTCTATCCATTTATCATATAATCTTTAGCAAATAACGATTCTTTATCTATATCCGCAATAATGTTTTTATTAAATTTACTAAGATATTTTTTATTTACCCACCAATCTTCATATGGGCTATTTTTATCTGGGGATATGTTAGCAGCTATAATTGTGTACCCTTTATTTAAAAGTAATTCCCTAGATTTAGTTCTCCATTCTTCATTTTCATCATTATAAAAATCATGTTCATAAGTTATTATACCAAATTCTAAAACATCAAACGGTATTTTTTGCAAAACTTTAAAAGTATTAGGGGCGGGGTCAATATCTAATTGTAGATAGTCTATATAACGGGGTAGACCATTATCTTTGCATAATTTAATATAGTCAACTTTAGTAGCATCTTTAAGCAAGCAAACATCATTAGGTCTTTCATTCTTCCACCCTTCTATTAAACTTTTTTGTAAATCTAAAGACACACCTTTCCATCCTAATTTAGACAATAAAGCAGTATTATTACCATAAAAAGGATGACCAGCTCCTATTTCTAAGTAAGTACCATCGGTTTTCCCATTTAAACAAGCTAGGGTAAATAAATCTTGATAACATTGTGAGTAGTTTCTTTCGATTTGTTTTAATCCTGGGAATTTGAATTTGAATTTATTATATTCTTTTTTATTATAAATTAAAGGTTCATGCCATGTTACTTTTTTAGGTTTTAGGTTAAAAGGAAAATCGTCTTCCCATTCCATCTTATCTAATAAGTTAATAGGCATTTTTAAAATGTAGGCAGCATTATCTTGATAACCAAAAGATATTAATAGGTTATCTCCTTTAACTAATAAACCACAACAAAATTCAATTTGGGTATCCATAAAGCTAAATGCTTTTGATAATGAAACTAAATTCCAATCTTTATCCCATACCATAAATCTATGATAATAAAATGCATCTTTTTTCATACCATGATGGTGGAAGAAATCTACCTCATGTGTTATACACATTCTATAATCACCAAATTTAACTACGGGTGAACTCCCTCTTATTCCTCTAGGTAATTCAAGTTTATCATCCTTAGTAATTACTGTTTTACTACTAATTATATCTAATGTCCCCTCTTTTACTTTTTTTGTTGATTTATCTTTTATATTTACCTTAACGATTTCAAGTGGGTTTGCCCATTTGACAAAATGGTAAGGCATATCAAAGATAGGCATCCAATTTTTTTCTAAATAAGTATGGGGGTCTACTTCTATTCTATCTCTAGATTTTTCAATACATTTTTTCCCATCCCATTCTACCTCACATAGTTCCATTCGACCCTCACCATCGTCCTTAACATCTCTTCTAACCCCACAAACATAAAGTTTTTTATCCCATTTAAATACCCTTGCATCCTCTAAGCCAATAAAAGTCCATACGGGTTTTATATCTCTTTTAGATGTATCTATTTTCTGATATGTATCTACCTCTAAAGTATCAGGATTTATTTTACATAAATAATTACCTGTTCTTAGATTAATGTCATCTTCAGGATTTAAGTAAGCTAATACCCCCCACTTACAATTAAATTTTTGGTTAAATTCACTATGATATAAAGAATAATGAACATGGCGTATATTTGCTATAATGTCCCCTTTATCTTCAAATAAAGCAACATTACATAACCCAGTACCATGTGTTAATTCAGATGGCAATATTAATGGAGAAATTGTTCCCCCATTATTTATAACAATTTTTGATAAATTTTTTATCATTTAAAAACAATTTTTATTTACTGGTTGTTTATAGAAGAAATAATTTTTTGAGTATCAAATATTTCACTTAAATCATTATATGGGATGTTATGTATTTCTTCTGTCAGAGCAAAAGGATTATAAATTGCATTATCTAAAATTGGTTCCTTTGTGAATATTTCTGATTTTATATTATCGTGTAGTTTATACCCAAATATTTCAGGTTTTGTTGTTACCCAACAAACCGTTGATTTAAGATTTAAAGCTGCAGATAAATGCTGGGCAAAAGAATCTATTAATAACCTTTTTTTAGAAATTTGAAGTAAAATAGCTATACTTCTATAGTTATCTAAAGCATGTAATGTATTTGGATAAACTTTTTGATCTTCTCTCTTTATGTGTACTATAGTATAATCCTTTTTAAAGTAATTGATAATATCTAAAACATTAGATTCTGGGATATCTCGTGTCCATGAGTAGTTATAGGATTGTTCTGCTGGTCCCCCATTTGTTTGAATTGCTAAAATAGGTTTTTCTGTTTTGTAGAAAGGGGTAAAATAATCTATTTCAGGTTTTGTTAAAAATAATTCTGGTTGTTCATTGTTGTATGTTAAATCAAAAATTTTACACCATGTTTTAAGTAAGGGTATTGGTGACTCAAGTATAAAATCACTATCCCTATATGGTTCATTTACAAATAACTTACATTCTTTCCCTTTTATGTATTCAAGGTATAATCCTTGTATATTATTTATATTTTTTACTTTATCTACTTGGGGGTTATTTAAAAAAACATCAGGGTAGGGTGTTACTACTATTAAAGTAGAATCCTTATAATGATTTTTAATGACTTTAACCATGGCGGTGGCCATTATTGATTTTCCTAGACCTCCTTCTATTTGAAATATAATATTCATTTATAACTTTTTAATTTATAACCAATATACTAAAACTAATTAGTGATTCCTACTAATTTATAATTCTTCTTCAAAAACCATTTTCCATGGTAAACCCTCAGAAATAGATGGTTCTGTATCTAGTGCCTCCATCTCGTTTATATCTTCTGTATTTAAGTTTTCATAAAAAGATTTATCTACATTTGAAGTTACCCAACCTTGAACAATTTCTTCTGTAATATTTTCAAAAGGGATAAAACCTTCATCTGATGGACTACCTGTTAAAGTAAGCTCCCCTACTTTTTTTGCTAAATACTCTCCTTTATTAGATAAACATCTCCAATAAATAAGGGTAATAACATCATTACTATCTAATCTTTCTATATTTGATATTTCCCAATTGTGTGTAATCATTTTTTTTAATTTTAATTTATTATAAATTCTTGTTTAACAGGGAAGTATAAGGCACCTCCTATATTTACATTAGGTAGTAATCGACTTTTTAATAACCCGTAATCTTCATCAGTTATTTCATTTGCACTCCAAATGGTATCAATAATGATTAAATCATACATTTCTGATGTTGTGTAGTTATGTATATCTCCTTGAATAATGTTTATATTAGAATCTAGATGGCCTGATATATTATTAAAGTTTATAACTTCTTGGTTTATTTCTACTACGTCTACTTTACTACAGTTTTTTTCGGTAATTAATTCTTGTGGGATTAAACCAAATCCTAAACCTGCTACTAATACAGAATCATACGAAA